AAGCTGGAGTACCTGTGGCATTAGCAAGACCTAACGAGGCAGGAGTGCCTGTTGCATTAGTTAAAACAAGAGTACTAGGAGTATCTAAGTTAGGTGTAGTTAATGTAGGAGAAGATTGAAGAACAACACTTCCTGTTCCTGTTACAGCATTGACCTGAACTCCGTTTATTTTTAGAGTATTAGGAGCTGCTGTATCCAAGGTTACTCCACCTAGAGTACTAGTCCAAACAGTGTCATAAGAAGTATTGCTATGTTTTGCAAGTAATTGATTAGTAGTGCCACCTGCTGGAATGGTGTTAATAGTCACACCACCAGTTATGCTATCTAAATCTGCTAAACGAAGAGGTTCTCCATTTGATATTGGAGCAGGAAGGTTAATCAACCTATTCGAATTCATATCTAGAGAACCATTCATTTGGTCTCCAGAAGTAGATGCAGAAGTAGAAAATGCAGTTTCAATCGCAGCATTGTTAGCGTTGATTGTAGTAACGGCAGTAGTTTGGTTTTGTAGATTTTCTAAATCAGATAGTGTAATATTTACAGCCATTTGTTTCCTAAAGATTAGCCCGTACCGTTAGGCAGAGGGGCTAACCATGTTAACTCAGTCGTTGAAGAGTTATTGTGACTACACAATTAGCCAAGCTGGTAAGAGTACCTGCGAGGATAATATTAATACGATTACCAGCAGCAATCGTAGTAGGAGAAGCAATCACCGTTCCATTGACTGGAGTATTTGCAGTACCGGAAAGAGACATAGTACCAGTTAACTGGTTAGTGCCACCACCGATAGCTTGAGTGCCAGTTGCGACTTCTACCTGCATTGTACCGCTAGAAGAAGCAGTACCTTGCGTAACAGTTGCAGCTACAATCTTATACGTCCCACCTACGTTGGGATTAACCCAAAGAGTCTGAGAAGTAGAAGATGCAGTCAGAGTACCTGACTGGACATATTCATAAGCTGGAACTATAACACCCGTATTACCAGCCGTACTTTGTTCCGACTGGATATTACTAACGATGACTGAGTTACCAGCAAGATCGAGATTAATGGACATGTTATCCTTTCTAGGATTGGAGGGCCACTAGGACCCTCCTTATCCATTACTGGGTGATCGTACCGATACCGTGATAGTAAATCTTGATGCGGACTTTACCAGCAGTGTAGGTTGTAGAACCAGCCTGAGCCGTAATATAGTACGGGCCAGTAGCATTTGCAGGAGCAGAGCCGATAAGAGTACCACCATGAGTAGAACCAGCGGGAACGCTGTCCGAACCGACGTAGATTTGGCGGTCGCCAACAGTCTGCATCGCAGTCAGGACTTCACCGTTAATGAAGGCGTGGTCGTAGTTCGAAGGAACCGTAGAACGATCCGTCTGAATAAGACCAACCTTAAGAGTCGGACTGCCACCAGAGGTAGCAGCGGTCTCAACGGTAAGTTCAACACGATCGATAATCATCTGACCAGTCGGCGGAGCCGGGAAGATCAGATTGTTAGAGAGGATGGACGCAGAGCCAGTCGAAAGAGTAGTGAGGTCAAGGAAACCCTCGACAACCCTATTCTCGCCGTCAATAGCGTACTCACCCCAGTTTTCTGCGGTCGTCTTATCAGTACCAAACTGAAGGAAGAGACCGTCTTTATTGAGCCAATTCTGTGCCATTAGTGAGTTACCTGAGTAATTGCAGTCAGAATGATGACCATGTTTTCAGGACGATACAGCTTGAACCCATACTCACAGATAGTGAGATATTCGGTTTGCTGGAGGTCCATATTGAACTTGCTCTGGACGGTGGGCATTTGACGGAATGCACCGATCCAGGGACAGAGATCACCGCTGGCAGCCGAGAAGAACAGATTGGCAACACCAGTCGAAACCGAACCACTGCCGATGGTTTCCGAAGAAATCTGAGGCAGATAGTTGGAGACGTACAGGTCGAAGCCGAAGATGTTATACTTGAACTTGAAGCCAGAGATGACACCATCCTTGACAATCTCACCCCACATGGGCTGAGGAGACAGCAAGTTGACCATGTTAGTCTGGGTCTCAATGGTGTAAGCGACCGAAGGGTCGATAACACCAACGAGATTCACCAGAGGGACGTTAGCCTTGAAGAGAGCTTCTTTGGCATAAGCGAGGTCGGGGAAGGTAAGCTGCTGGGAAGCACCCGAAGCAACATACCGATGGTCCATGTTGTTGATGACGTTCTTGTTGCCACTAGTCTGGCCAGAGTTGGCCTTGGAGAAGATGTTTCCTTCAACACCTTCCATCAGCACACGGTGCTGACGAGGAACGAATGCAGCAATGACGTCTTGAGCGTAGAAGCTGTCGCGCTTAAACTTCTCAGAAATCGCGTTAGCGCTATACACGTAAGTGTCGAACGAGAACGTGAAGTTACCAGTATCGAAGGCTTCATACTTGATAGCAGAACCTTCAACGAAGTTACTCTGAGTAGCTGCACCGATCGACGGAATGTTGATCGTGTAGCCATCGGGGAAATCCGAAAGAATGCGGACAAACTTCATGGCATTTAAATCATCCAGGAGAAGTTCTTTGAGCTGACGGCTCCAGACATTCGTCCTGATAAGATTTTGGTTGTTTGAGTCGGTAAAACCGGCCATGAAACCTTATCCTGTTTTGGTCCCCGTTACAGGGACACAGTTGTTATTCTTCTATTCCAAATCTAGCACCCAACGCATCTGCGTCTCGGTGCATTTGGAGTTGTGTTTTTGGGTCCCAATATTGCTTAGGATTCTTAGCTTTCATGTCTTGGTAATAATTCCAATCACGAACAACCTGCTTCGGTGCGAAATGGTCATTCCGGACGTTACTGCGAGGAGGAGCGAAGACATCTGTAGATTGCTGTGTTTCTAATCCCATCAGCTTAAAGAAAGCATCTGGAGATTTCTTAGCAATGTTATTGACGTCTTCTTTACTAAGACCAAGATTATTGGCTTGTTCTTGTAAGACGGTTGCGGAGTTTTGTCCGAACCGTTCCAATAACTTAGATTGAACTTTATTGAAGTTAGACATCTCGATTTCAGAACGACGCTTTTGTTCGTACTTCTGCTCGATAAGCTTTTCAATTTCAGCTAAATCTGGTGTAACAGGGGTATTCACGGACTTCTGGGTGTCTGCCGGGGGAGTGCCTTGGTTATTTAATCGGTCTATTAAATCAGAAAGGTTAGCCCTGTCTTGTATTTCTTTTTGAGCTTGTAGCCAGTCATTACGAAGTTCGTCTTTCTGGCGCTCAAGTGTTTTAATGTATAAGTCTGAATCTACTTTACTTCGAATTAGTTCTTCGTCAGCGGTAGGAAATTTCTCTTTCCACTTCTGAGTTAATTCATCGCGGAGGTTAGCTTCAGTTAATGGCTGGTCAGCCTGAAATAAATCTTCCATAATCCTATTGGTCAATAGAAATGATTTTGTTAATTTTGTTAAGACAATCCTTAAAACCATTCAAATGGGCTTGTCTATAATCCCAGTTAGGGAGATCGTAAGTCCTGATGTCTCGTTCTATTCTATCATTGTCGTGATCGACTTCTGCGAGTAATTCTTTTAATCTTTGCAGGACTAGTTTAGAACCTAAGACTGAGTTCTTGAATCGTTGTTTTTCTTCTTCAGTCTCTAGATGTTTAGTCCAAGCTGAAATCATTTTTACTTGACAATCGAATTCTTTAAACCAAGACGTCTCTCGTAATTCAAATTTTTACCAGCTTGATTTCCAGGGATACGAGTACCGCTGTCAAAGAAACGTTCACCTTTATTTATTTCTTCAGAATCTTGCTGAGACCTTTGGTAATCCATTTCTCTCATAACGTCTGAACCATCTGCGTTATGAGCCGGAGGATATTCATCTGCGATGGCATTGCTATAATGCTGTCTGCTATCGTAATCCATTATTGTGTACCTATTGTTCCTGTTGGTGTTGCTGACATTGGAGGATTACGTTGTAATCCGAATTGAGAAGGTCTAGGTCCCATTTGCTGCGGAGGATTGGGTTCCATATCAAAGTCTTCACCTTGACCTGTTGCAGTCATAGTCTTTTGATGTAATTGTTCTTCTAAGACTTGAGCTTGAGCTTGTGCATCTGCTTGTTCAGCTAATGCGATGTATGGTTGGACGATTTGATAATCGTGGAGATCAAAGATGCTCTCAAGCATCTTCGAGAGCGCAACTCCCGAAAAATGAGGCTGCACTGTAGGCCAAAGGCCACTTCCTGTAAGCGACGTGAGATTCTGAATAAGCTCAGCTTGTTCAGCAAAGTGACGAGCCGCAACAGGCTTGATACGGCCAATTCCTGTGATGTCTTCGACCGTAAGAGTTTGGAAACTAGCTGTTTTAAATTCATCATCGAATATCTTAATAGTTATAGCACCGGAGAGATTACGTTGTGCTAGCTCCAGCATAGCGTTGAGTAGAGGCTCAACTATCTGTTGTTCGAATTGATTTATTTTATTCTGAAACATACGTGCAGAAGCATTCTCCAGACGCTGTACTTCATACCTCGTCTTTTCTCCAGGACTTCTGAAACCCATGGCTTCTTTCGGAGCACCGGCCATTTCTTCCATAAGATTTGCAAGATTAGCAATTTCCATGTTAGCATTAAGTGCTTGTACATCCGGTACAACAAGTTCAACGTCTCCCTCTTCAGACGTAAATATTTTCTCGCCTGGTTGCCAGACGAAGTCTTCGACGAACCCTTTAATCTTCTGAACAGGATAGGCAGTTAAATCAAAGATGTCTGCCTTCATGTTCTCTACGTGGTCCATCCTGTATTGCATCCCGACAAGGTTATCAAGCGGCCCCATACCCCATAGATTATCTTGCCTTTTGCGCCAAGGCACATGGTATATTGGGGGCTGTCCAAAGAATGAAGGGTTAGGCACATTACTGATAAGCCTATGGCGATCAACGACCGTAATGATGCGATTGGTTTGGTACTCATCCGTGATGTGATCATACCAGTCTCCGTAGAATGTCAGAACTTCACAATATCCAGACAGCAAGTAAGCTCTAAAGGACGCAAATCCGTCCATAGCGTACAGTCTGTCTCTCTGGGTCCAATCACCCTGGAACTCACGTGCATGTAATCTAATCTCTTTTAAGTACTCATAAAGAGCTACGTATGTATCTCTGTTCTGATCATTAGTCATACGGTCCAGCAATTTTCTGAGTTCTCCAAGACTAATCAAGGAGCGGACGAACTTAGGCGAAGACATGAAATCTTCTGCCGTAGGGTTCATTACAACATCAAGAGGATTAAGCCGACGGATTGCAGGACCAATATAACCAGATTGAGTATAACCAGGTTGTTGTAAACGCTGGTCGATCCATTCCACAGTTGCAAAACAATTCCCAAAGTCGATGTAATCCAGAATAATCTTATCCAGCTCATGTTTGAAACTCGGTTGTTCTATCGCCCAAGACATATAGTTGACAATAGCATCGCGTTTAGCCACTGAGTTACTGTCTTCTTCGTTTGCTTCCCAAATAAGCCACTTACGCTTAGGAAATAGGGTCGCAGTATAATTTGAATATAGATTGTCACGAATCTGACAAAGCTTAGGAACTGTAGTTCTATTCTTCCACGGATTCGTTGCGTTGGTGGTTTGGGACGTATCAGTAGCGTAAACATATCGACGGATTTCTTCTTTATCAACTTTCCACATATTCCGCATTGTATCCCACTCGATATACTTTTCAGTAAGTCGAGTAGCCAGCAGGTCAGGGGAAATAACGTTTTGAAGTTCTAAGACCTTACCAGTCATTTAGATTGCGCCCCCAAAACGGGAGTGGAATTGCATTTGTTGAACCTTAGTTGAATTTACAAAAGTATTAACTGGAATGGTCGCGAAGTCTATAGCTGAAGCTAAAGCGTCTTTGACGTCATCGTGTGCAGGATTTTGAAGAATAAGCTCTTCTTCTAGAACTTGAGTGTTACCTGCATGGTAATGCCATATCTGGTGGTTAGCGTACTTAGGCTCTAATGTAGCCATAATACGTTCTAGCTTACTTCCTTCCCACCTAGTAGGACGATATTCGTCTACGGCTAATGCCAACCCATAAGGCCGGATATAGCTCTCCTTAAGGTCCTTGACGATGACTTGCTGTGCCACCGAGACCTCGCAGCGTATTTTTCGAAAGCCCCACTTCTGATATAACGCCAGTATGTGCGAAAAGTAATCACTGATTTTATCTGTTTTAAATCTATCTATTTCTAGGATGTAGTAGTTTTTTCGTCCATCGACTCCCACGACAACGATACTCGTGCTGTCGCTTCTTTTCCCGGTGGAATAAGCGAAGTCAACAGCGGCGACCACGTTAAGTCTTTCTCGTTGAAAATACCAAGTGTAATCTCGGTGGGAGAGGTAGTTTTGATCGTAGTACTGGAATAGAGATCGCTGGATTGGCGATGCGTCGATATCCTGTGGGTCGTTGTAGTACTGGGCTCGGAAGTGGATTTTGTTTGTGTATTTGTTTCTTTTGTCAGCGAGGACTTCTGCATTGAAGCCGAACCACTTTCCATCTGACCTTTGTGCACGTGGCCAAAGAAATTCTCCAGTACCATCGCCTGCTGATTCAACAGCTCTTTCAAAGACATCAAATAACTCCTTTGTTTGAATTACTGAACCATATTCATCATACTTCTCAGTGATCATCTCCATGAGTGTAGAGTACAAATCAAGAGGATGATACCGAGTGCCAACTACGATTTCTTTCGCATTAACACCTTCGATAGATGAAAGATAACCGTATTGGTCTTTAACCTTTTCTCGGCCTTCTTCAGTGTATGCGTTACCGACCACCACAACGTCATCAAGTATAGCGACGTCGCAATGAAGACCAACGATATTTGTAGTGAGACCTGCAGTAAAAATGCTAGGCTCTCTGATAGACTCTTCTTTTCGTTTTGGGTGATCTACTGATATTTCCCTCTCAGTCCACTTTTCCCTTTTAGTCTCTTCCTTATTGATCATCTCTGGCCAATAAGTTCTATACGTATCAGAAGTAAGAATATCTTTAATAAACTTTAA